ACCTTTCTGTCATCGCAAGCGGCAAAACGAGACTTTGGCGAGGGTTTGGGGCGAGTTGCAAAACGTTGCTAGTGGTGGTGGCGAGTTAGCCAAAGATGGCCGGCGTTGTTGTGGTGGCAAGTGGAAAAAGGGGGCGAAGCGATGGCAAAAGAGAACAGGGAACAACAGCTATTGGACATGCTAGACGATGCACCAGACATTAAAGAGGTACTAAGGCCGACGATAGAGGAAATGACATTCCTAGAGTCACGGCTAAACGAGTTGCGCGCGCTGCCGTTCATCAGGGTCAACCCGAACGACCCGACACAGCAAAAGGCAACGCCAGCAGCACGGCAGTACAAGGAGCTTTTGCAGCAATACAACAATTGCGTGAAGATGGTGACGGTAGCTCTTTCCCGCATGCCACATGGGGACAGTTCGCCGCTTGCGGAGTTCTTGGAGCGTGCGCATGAGCTACTCAAATAAGCCAAAAGAAGAAACTTGGCTGTACAAGTATTGGGACGCGATACGGCGCGGCGAGATCATGGCCGGCGCTGACATGGCAACAGAGCTTGACAACCTGATAGCGGACATGGACGATGAGCGCTACCGTTACGACACACGCGCGGCAGACCTAAAGATCATGTTCATTGAGACGGGCTGCAAACTTACGAAATCGCCTTACTACGGCAAGCCATTTCTTCTTTTGCTTTGGCAAAAGGCGTACATAGAAGCGCTTTTCAGCTTCAAGATGCAGACCATTGACAGCGGCAACGATTGGATTGATCGCTTTGTCGAATCGCTGTTGCTCATCACGCGAAAGGGCGGCAAGACCGAGCTGATAGGCGCGCTAGGCTTTTCGGAAATGCTGCTAGGCAAGCCGGGTGAGGATATCGTGTGCAGCGGCACCGATGACGGCACGGCGGCGCTTGCGTTTGACGTCATCGATACCATGCGAGTGCAGTTCGACCCACAGAACAGGGACACTTGGAGAAACCAGAAGGGCTTGAAGTGTCTAGCCACCAACAGCCACATCTACCGGCTTTCAGAGAGCACGCGGCAGAAGGAAGGGCGCAACATCGACTTTGCCGGCATTGATGAGGTTTGGAGTCTGGAAGCGGACAACGACATTTTCACGGTCATACAGCAATCGACCTCAACAAAGGACGAATACAAGATCATCATGTTTGGTAGTGAGGGCTTTGTCGATGGCGGCTTGCTGGACCAGAAGCGCGATGAATACAGCAAGATCATATATGGCGAGACTGACAGCGACAGCAGCCGGCGCAAGCTGCCATGGCTCTATACACAGGACGATGAGCGCGAGGTGTGGGACACTGACGAAAGCGGCGTTTCGCGCGCATGGGAAAAGAGCAACCCGTCAATCGGCCACGTGAAGAAATGGTCATACCTGAAAGAGAAGGTCGAGGAAGCGCGTGAGTCTAGCAGCAAGCGCGCCTTTGTTCTCGCAAAGGACTTCAACTTCAAGGTATCGTCGGCCAGCGTTTGGCTGTCTGCAGAAATGCTGGATACGGAAAAGCGCTTCGATGTTGAGGATTTCAGGGGCGCAATCGCTTTGGGCGGCGTGGACCTTGCAGAGACAACCGACCTTTGCAGCTCAAAGGTGCTGTTGATGCGCAAGGGCGATAGGACCAAATACGTGCTGTCTATGTACTGGATGCCAGAGGGCAAGCTTGAAGCCAACGACGATAGCGAAGCCGGCGCACAGTACACGCAATGGGCGAAGGAAGGGCTAATCAGGATTGTAGAGGGCAACGAGGTTGATACCGCAATCGTTGCGGACTGGTTCGCGGAGCTTTACAAAGAGTGGGGCATAAGGCCATACAAGATAGGCTTTGACCAACGATTTGCAAAGTCTTTCACACAGCGCATGGACGAATACGGGTTCGATGCCGAAATGGTGTACCAGACTCGTTATGTGCTGTCATCGCCCATGCGGTTGGTAGAAGCCGACTTGCGCGACGGACTCATAAACTACAACGGCAACGCGCTAGACAATTGGTGCTTGGGTAACACTAGCTGCAAGGTGTACGACAGCGGGCTAGTGATGCCCATAAAGGCCAAGGGTGCCACCGGCAGACGCATCGACGGCACGCTATCATTGATAATGTCATATGAAATGCTGAGACGGTATCGCAGTGACTTCATGGGCGCATTGAGAGGATAGTGGCAAATGGGACTTTTCGACTTTTGGCGCGATTGGCGCAAGCAGCGAGAGGGCGAGCGTTACGCGCGCATGCTCAACGGCACAACGCCCATTTTCTCGCAGTTCGGTGACGATATCTTCATGTCTGACGTGGTGCAGCAATGCGCCTATTGCATCGTAACCGAAATGAAGAAGCTCAACCCTAGGCACGTGCGGCGGTTCGGTCTTGACGTTGCGCCGGTGGATGACTCTGGCATACAGAAGGTGCTAGAGAATCCAAACCCCGTCATGACGAAGAGCGACATGCTGGAAAAGATCACATACAGCGTGCTTGCAAACTACAACGCCTTTGTGTACATGGGGCGTGACTCTGCGGGGCGGCTGCTAAGCCTATGGCCGCTTTCGCCAACGCAGGTGACTTTCCTAGAGGATTCGCGCGAGCGCCTTTATCTTGACATGCTCTTTGCCAACGGCAGCGGCTATGTCATTCCCTACGATAGCGTCATTCACATCAAGACGCACTATTTCAGCAACGACTTCATGGGCGGTGACACGACGGGCCAGCCCGACAACGGCGCGTTGCTTGACACGCTCAACCTTAACCACATGATGCTACAGGGCGTGCGCAAGGCGCTAGGTGCATCGTTCGCAATCAACGGCGTTGTCAAGTACAATACGCTCTTGGACGATGGCAAGATAGCTGCCGAGATTGCCAAGTTCGAACAGCAGCTAGCAAACTCACAGAGCGGTATTCTTGGGCTGGACAACAAGGCAGAGATCGTGCAGTTCAAACGCGATATCAAGATTGTAGACACCGATCTGTTGAAGTTCATTGACGATAAGATATTGCGTCATTTCGGCGTGCCGCTTGCAATCCTAGAGGGCGATTACAGCACAGAGACGTATGAAGCCTTTTATAACAGGGTGCTAGAGCCTTTAATCATCAACTATAGTGAAGCATTCACTAAGGGCATATTCACGCAACACGCGATACAGGGCTACGACAATCGCATCTACTTCTACCCTAAGGAGCTTGTTTTCATGAGCACCAGTCAGGTCTTGCAGATGGTGCATGAGTTGGGGCAGACCGGCACATTATATGAGAACGAGAAGCGCATTGCCTTTGGTCTGGAGCCTTTGGACGAGCTGCGCGGCGTGCGTCTCATGTCGCTCAACTACGTCAACGCGGAAGATGCTAGGCAGTACCAGCTAGGCAAGGTCAGCGACGGCAACGGCGATGGCAACGACGGCATTGCCGATGATGTACAATTGACAGTCGATGAGGGCGAGGGGGTTTAGCAATGTCAAAGCGTGACACCATGGAGCGGCGAGCGTACAGCTTTGAGATTCGCGCCAACGATGCGGACGGCGGCACCGGCATCATTACCGGCAGGCCGATTGTCTACGAGAGCAAGACCGACTTGGGCCTTTTCGATGAGGTCATCAAGCGCGGCGCGCTAAAGGGCGCAAACCTAAAGGACGTGCGCTTTCTGGTCAATCACGACATGTCGCGCATTCCGCTTGCGCGATCTCGCAACAACAACGAGAACAGCACCATGCAGCTGACGCCAGACGATGACGGGTTGTCGATACGCGTGACGCTTGACGTTGAGAACAACAGCGAAGCGCGCGCGCTCTATAGCGCGGTGCAGCGCGGGGACATTAGCGGCATGTCTTTCCTCTTTGCCGTTGGCGAGGAAGATTGGACCGATCTTGACACGGACCACCCAACGCGCAGCATCATCAGCATTGCCGAGGTGCTAGAGGTTTCGGCGGTGACTTTCCCGGCCTACGAGTCAACAGAGATCGAGACTAGAAGCAAAGGCGCGCTGGATAGCGCGCGAGCTAGGGCATTGGAGAATGCCCGACCTGCAACGGACGATGCGGGCAGGCCCGACTATTGGGCGCAAGTGATGTGCGAGCTGTACGAAAACTAGAAGAGAGGTAGCACCATGAACAAGAAGCTTCAGAAGCTTATCAATCAGAAGAAGGAGCAGGAGAAGCGCCTTAACGAGTCACTCATCAACGAGGACAACAAGGAGAAGCGCGTTGCCATTGGTGACACGCTGCGCGCGCTTCACGATGAGATTGACGCGCTCATCGACATGGCCGAGGATGCCGGCGAGAAGCAGGCCGAGGAAGATGCCAACGGCGGCGAGGATGCCAACGGCGAGCGCAAGCCCGATGAGGGCCGCTCTGTCATGCCGAGCAATGCCGGCGCTTTCAAGCCGCTTGCGACCTATGGCGCTGGCAAGGCCGAGACTCGCGGAGCTGCCGACAACGACCCTACCAACACGCTTGAGTATCGCGCGGCATTCCGTGACTACGTGGCTACCGGCAAGCCCATTCCTGCCGAGCTGCGACAGGATGCCAACACGCTCACGACCGACGTTGACAGCGTCATTCCTACCGTTGTGATGAATCGCATTGTCGAGGGCATTACCGTCTGCGGCATGATCATTCGTGAGGTCACGCGCACGGCCTACGCTGCCGGCCTTGTTGTGCCGGTTTCTAGCGTGAAGCCGGTTGCCACGTGGACCACCGAGGGCGGCACGACCGACCGACAGAAGAAGGTTACCGGCAGCGTGACCTTCACGCACTTCAAGCTGCGTTGCGAGGTTTCCATGTCTGCCGAGGTTTCGGCCATGGCAATCAGCGCCTTTGAGGACGTTTTCGTTGCCAACGTGGTTGACGCAATGGTTGTCGCAATCGAAAAGGCTATCATTGCCGGCACCGGCACGGGACAGCCCACCGGCATCCTCACGCAGACGGTGCCGACCGGCCAGACCATCACGCTTGCGGACACGACCACCCACATTCCGACGTATGCGGAGCTTGTGGCGGCAGAAGCGGCGCTGCCGGTCGAGTACGAGAACACGGCAAAGTGGTTCATGACCAAGAAGCAGTTCATGGCGTTCGTCGGCATGGTCGATGACAACGGCCAGCCCATCGCGCGCGTTGACTACGGCATCGAGAACGGTGTCGTTCGCCGTCTGCTTGGGCGTGAGGTCATCGTGCATCCCTACGCAACCGAGATGGGCACCAACGTTGCCGGTATCTACGATTTCCGTGACTACGTGCTCAACACGATCTTTGACCTTGGCGTTCAGCGCAAGCAGGATTGGGACACCGAGGACATGCTTACCAAGGCTGTCATGAGCGTTGACGGCAAGCCGGTTTCGGCGGCATCGCTGGTTGTCATGCAGTAAGATGCGCCACATGAGCGCATGAGGGGCCGAATACAGGCCGGAAAAGGCCCTGCTAGACTGAAAGCCTAGCGGGGCCGTTTTGAAGCCTGAGAACGGCAGAACAGGCGCTTGCATTGGGGGTTGAGAAATGGCCGACGATTTCAGCATGCTTGAAACGGTAAAGACGGCTTTGGGCATCACGGGCGAGTATCTGGACGGCACCATTGCGCTTTACATTGCCGAGGTTGGCGAGTACCTGAAAGATGCCGGCGTGCCGGCTACCATCATCGGCACGCAGCAGGCGGCGGGCGTGACGGCGCGCGGCGTTGCCGACCTATGGAATTACGGCGGCGGCGCGGGCGTGCTTTCGTCATACTTCTACGAGCGGGCCATTCAGCTAGCGACGGGGGTTGTTCAGGATGGCTAGCAGACGCGTGGGCTATGTGCCGGCGGCACCGTTTGCGGTGCCTTTCAAGCTCTTGCAGCCTACCGCTACCAACGTGCGCGGCGCGAGGGTGAAGGACTACCCAAACCCGAACGACGTTGATACGGTCATGTTCTGCAGCTTTAGGACGTTCGGCGGCACAGAGCGCATGGAGAACGACGTGTACACGCTAGAGGACACGGCAACGCTCAACACGTGGTTTCAACCATCCATCACGGCGGATTGTCGCATTTACCTATGCGACACAGGCAAGACATATGAGGTCATCGGCACGCCTGAGAATATAGGCATGCGCAATCAGTACCTATCAATCAAGGTGCGTGCGATTGGCGGCGGTGCGTGATGGCGAGGATGAGCCTAGAGTTCGACGGACTCAAAGACTTGCTCTATCGGATATCCGAGGTGGAGGGCGAGTTGAAGCCGGCAGTAGACGAAGCGCTCACAGAGGTACAGCGATTCGTGCAGGGCAACGTTAGGCAGGCATCGGCAAGGTACGTGCCGGGTGGCACCAAATACAGCACCGGCGAAATGAGGGCGGCAATCAAGCCCGATGACGGGCCGCAATGGGCCGGCAGCGTTGCGACGGTTGGCGTCGGCTTTGAGATTCACAAGTCTGGTGGCGGCGGCATGCATTCCGTTTGGATGATGTACGGCACGCCACGAATCAAGCCAGATACCAAACTGCACAATGCCGTGCGCGGAGCAAAGACGCAATACCAGATACGCGATATCATGGAGAAGTCACTGCACGAGCACGTTACGCTGGACTAGGCAAAGAGGGGGATTGG